AGAAAGTAGAGCCAGATCTTTTAGCTGTTTTTAATTGATAGCCCGAAGTCGCTTGCAGACCAATACGTTCGTATGCGTCTTCAATAACTTCATCAATAGCAAACGTCTTTTCAAAGGTGTTTGTAGTAGCAATAGGCATATACTACCTCCCCTAACCGTAAAAGAATGTAACTTTATTTATAGTAGTTAAAGTTGCTTTTCCACTACTTAAACATCTCAAACCTGTGCCTGGAAATTGAAGATATTCCGCATGCGGTGAACTTGACCCATCTGGTGTATTTAACGTACACAGACTTGTCGCATTATCTAAAATTTCAATCGTACCAGCTCCTGCAGTCGCGTCATAATAAACTCCAAGAATTCTACAAGGTCCCGCAAAAATAGTACCGGTACCAGTAAGGTTTGTAGATTTTATATCTACTGGATATGTGCTCATATTTTCTCCTTAGTCGTGAGCTCCCGAAGGAGCTCACATTATTTTATTTATTTATGAACTCCACGCCGCAGCGCCTGTGTCAAATGTAGCACCGTTAGCGAAATCATAAGCAAAATCCCAAGTACCTTTTTCATAGCACGTGAAATAGATAAAACAACCATGAGTTAAACTATTAGTTGCTGCTGCCGCAGGTGTATACGTTAATATCGTTTCACTTGCTGTAGACGTATCTATAGTTGATGCTGCTCCAGTAGTTCTACTTTCCACTTTGGAACCAGTTCTGTAAACATCACTTCCTGCACATGTAAATGTAAGAGTGTTAGTTCCTCCATTTGTGTCATCTGTTTGGTAATGTACTACTATAGTCCCTACCGTAGCTGCTGGTAAAGTAACAGCTTGTGCTGCATTTCCGTCAAAGTCATTAACTGTGATTACATTAGCCGCATAAGTTAATGTTGCTCCTGTTGCAACAGTAGTAGCAGTTAAACTAGTAAGATCTGGTTTTAGTCCCAGAGTTCTTGCAGTATAAGCGCCTGTTGAAGTGTTTTTATTGACTTGTTGAAATCCTTTTTCGGATCTTACCGAGCCATTAAACGTTGTTGTTGCCATTTTATAATCCTCCTAGATTATGGGATATCGTCTCTAGGCCGTCGACTATACTCGTCGATATCCAATTAATTAATTGTATAGTGATTAAAATATATATGAAATTTGCGTAGAGCGCAAGGTATCCCTATGTAAATGTCTGATTTTTGATAGCGCTTAAGTGGCTATCGAAATTTCAGCCTTGGCGGCGTCTATTTTGGTTTGAAGTGTTTGTTCTTCAAACTCTTTGGCAATGATTTCTTTAACAATTTCCTGAATTTTCTTATCAATGTAGGACATGTTAATATTATACTTGCCCTCCTTCAGGTGTTCCTGTTGCCATTCTAACTCCAAGGACCGTTTCGTAGTGTAAAGGTCTTCGGTCATTACTAACCTCCTCATAGGTTATCCATTTACCAGTCTTACTAGTAAATCCATCAGACTCGAACTTTACCTCATTTTTTCCCAGTTTGTCAAGGATTGATTTTTCAATACCTTTTGCACTGTCTTCAGCTTTTACGCTGAAATCAGCATAATAGCCATGATATCGAATCTGTACTCGGAAGTTTTTCATAGGTAATTTCTGTCTTTATTGTGAAAATGGGGCGGTTTTGAGGCCGCCCCATTAATTTTCTTTAAGTATTACGCACCTTCAACTCCGTAAATACCTCTAGGGTCGGATACTCCAAATGAGTATCTTTCTCTAGCTTTGTATCTTACGTTTCCTGTTGAAAAGTCACCTTCCATTTTAGTTTGGATAGGTAATCTTTCAAAGTACTTCATACCATTAGGCACGTCAGTGTTAATGTACCAAGAATCAGTATCTGTTAGATAGTGATTTACTCTATATCCTTCAGGGATCATTCCCATGTTCTTAAGAGCATTGATATCATTATCAGCTGTACCAACTCTACCTTGAGATTTTAATAATCTCTCAGCATTGAACTGATTTTCAGAAGGAACAATCATTTTCATTCCTCTAGCCGCTATTTTCAGACCACGTTCATCAGTTAGTGCTGCAATGTCAATCATTGCTTGCTCTAAAGATGTTTCGTTTAAGTCTGCAGCAGTTGATAATTCATTTTGCTCAGTACCAGCAACAATTACGTGTGCTGTTGAACAAAGTTCTAAACCATCTCCGCCAGTGTATGAACTGTTAAACGCTCTATTAAGAACATTTGCTGCTTTAACTTGTTTAGAATTAGCCATAGATCTAGCTAATGCTTTTGTATATCTAGACGCAAGTCTGTCATACAAGTTATCTTCAATCGCTTCTTCAGTGATTGAAAACGCTAAAGCAAGCGTTTCATGCGTGTAACGAGACGTGAAAGTTTCTTGTGCCGCGTCGTAGTTGACACTTGAACCTTCAGGTTTTACAGAAGCATTTCCAAATCCAGATAACATAACTTCTTCTTCAAAAGCTCTGTCTGAATTTTCTGAACTGAAAATTTCCGCATGTTCGTTAGCGTAGTTTTTGTACTCCAAGCCGAATAGTGCATTCAAACCTGGCTCTAGTTCTTTAACTAGTTGTGATCGTGATATTGCCATGATTATATATCTCCTATTATACGGCTGTTATTAATTTAAATACATGCTCGCCAGTACTAAACACACAATATGCGTTAGCATTATCTGCGCTTGTATCGCTGTTATCAGGATCTTTTGAGATTCCGATTTGTTTTAAGCCAGCGCCAGTTCCAGAAGTAGATGTGTCTAATTCTGAAGTTGATTGGCCAGTAATAGTACTTCCAGATACACCTGCAAAATCCATTGCTGAATTATTCATTGCTGCTGTTCCAGTACCACTATGCTGTGCTTCAAACACGATATAAGGGTCTACATATACGGAAGCCGCTAAGTCAGCTGCTGCTGTGCTAGCTGGATAGTATGCTTTCCATGTTGGTTTACTTGTTGTTGGGTCAGTATAAAACACGCCACCGAAAACACCTAATTGTTGTGTGTCTCCTGCCGCTGCTGCTTCAATACCACCTGCTGCAACCGCTTCAACTACTTGACCAGTATAAATGGCTGTATTGTAGTTATTAGCTATTGCATATTCTTCAGTTCTGATTTGTCCACCCACAAGTGATCTTGTAGGTCTGAAACCAAAAGCTGCGTCTTTATTTGCCATAGTATTTTTCTCCATTGCTCACAGAAATTCTGTAAGCGGTTTAATTTAATTCGTTGGATTAGGAATTGCTAATAAATTAGTTTTTCTTTGTTCCACCGAAGGTTACACGGGACTGCCTCTCAGCATTGATCGGCATTCCTGGGTGTTGCTCCTTCATAAGGTCATTTTCAATCGCGTCATTTGCGTCTTGAGTCATACCATCAAAGTATGCCTCGCGTGATTTAACAACCTCTATCGGTACCTTCGCAAGCAAAAGGCCACCAACTCCGATTACCCCTTTGTATTTACCTTCTGATATCACTGGATATTCAGATCCTGAATATGCATCAGCTCTTACGAGCTCGTATCCTGATCTTAGTCTGCCTGCCATGTTTTTCGTATCATCGAAACCCATAGTCTCAGCTCTTATCCATCTGTGATGATACCCGTCTGGTGCAGGGGGTGCATCTAAAGATGATGGTGGAGTCCAAACTTTTTTCTGAGAAGTTTTTTCTCTTGTTTGGCTCGCACGGGAAGTTCTTTTTTCGTCTGTCATATGCTTATGCCTCCTTCGTGATTTTTAATTGTTTTGCATACTCTTCTAGTGGCACACCTAATTTTTTAGCAATTGCTACCTGAGAGGATGTGAGTCTCACAGTTTTGCGACCAGGTTTAACACTTCGCGTAGCCGAAGCTACTGTTTGTGTAGGTTTAGTCGATTCCTGAGACTTAGTATTACCAAATTTATGCGGAAAGTCAACACGTATTCTTTTATCTATTTCTGCATAGTATTCTGGAGAATTAGGATCAAATCCTTCTTCTTCAGTTAACTTTTTATGTAAATCAAAAGCCGTATACGTCATGGCATTATCTTTTCCAAACCAACTATTGTTTGCTGCCCAGTCTTCCGCTTTTGGATCTACAGGTGCTTGAGGTGCAATCGCTTGATCTAAAGTAGGAGTTTTTACCTCTGTTTCTCTAGCTTCAGCTTGTCTCGCTTTTAACGATGCCACTCTAGCTTCTTCAACACCTAATTTAGCAATATCTTTTTGAGCTTCAACTTCTGTTGCGATATCTCCTGCATCTCTTGCTCTTGCAAGTTTTGCCTGAGCTGCTTGTAATCCAGAAGCAACTTTACTTTCTATTGCCGTTACATAACTAGGTTCAAGTTTCGATATTCTTGTTTTAAGTTGAGTGTGTTCTTTTTGAACTCCTTTAGCATAATCTAAAGCGGCTTCTTTTTGTCGCTCTGCTTCACGCCATTTTTTTGTTAATTTAGATATTCTTTTCTGAACACCTTCACTGTATTGTTCTAATTCTTCTTTAGGTTTTTCTTCTCGCTTCTCGTCACTCGTTTCTTGTTTCTCTTTTACTTCTTCTTTTACTTCTTCTTTTACTTCTTCTTTTTTCTCTTCTACTTTTTCTTGTTCCTTCTCGACAACGGGTTCAACCGTCTCGACAACCTCTTCTTTTTTTTCGATATCAACTTCAGCGCCTGGGCCTGTTGTATCAATATCGACTGTTTTTTCTTCTGGCATAGTTCCTCCTATGATTAATTATGATGAAGTACCGATTCAGGATTTTCAATCGTTCCTAAAACTTCGTCGTCATTTAATATACGAACTTCTCCACCTTCGATGGGTAGTCTTGATCCTGCGTAGCGTGCAAATATGACCCACTGTCCTTGTTTGCACCACGGTCCCGTTGGAAACTTTTCTCGATCATGATAGGCCAACGGACCCATCTTGAGTACATAACCGCAATTCGTCCCCACACGTAATTTGTCTAAGGATTCTTGTGCGATTAAAATTCCACCTTTAGTTTTCTCCTTTGGGGTAAAGGGTAAGACTAAAAGTCTCCAGCCACTGGGATCAGGGAGCAGGGATTTTTGTTCTTTAATATTTTCGGGATTTAAGGGTTCTTTTTCTTCGTGTTGGTACTTTTCTTCCAAAGCATTTTTATGTTTTGGGACTTCCTTTTCCGATGTCGATAACGTTTCCTTGTTCATCTTTTTGCTCCTTCTGTTTAAGCAGGTTAGAGATTTCCTGTAGCATATACTGGTATGTACGTGCTTGTCCTAACATATACTGATATTTCTCCATATTGTCAACACCTCCACTGATCATGGTGTCTCCAATACGCTGAAGATTGTCTCGGATGATTTTTTGTAGCTTAGCAACGATAACTAAGGGATCCACTAGATCATGCCTTTATAATATTTCTCATAGGATGGATTTGATAATTTAACTCCACCATATTCACTTCTGATAGCTTTACCTATATAGCCACCTGTATTAACTTTTACTCTTCCACCTTTTTTATATTTCTTTTCCCATCGCTGTGCGATTTTTGGAAGATTCGCATGCATGTAGCGTCTTTGTTTTTCTGATTTAAAAGGCATTATTTTGGTTTGTTTATTTTAATCTTATCGACTTTTTTCTTAAGTTCTTGTGTCTTATGAAAGACATCTGATTCTATTTTAGCTA